CGATGGGGTGCCCTCCGGCGCTCTACTACAACCACGACCGCTCAAAAGGTGTTGTCGGCCGCATCGATATGATCAACGAGGACAAATCCGGTCTTCTCGTCAAGGGGTGCATCAATCCCGATACGCAAGTCGGCAAGGACACGCTGTCGAATATCAAGTTTGGCGCGATCAAGGCCATGTCCTTCGGCTATCGGGTGCCCCCGGGCGGCTATCGCCGCGGCTCCGGGAAAGGCGGCGAGCCCGCCCGCTATCTGAAGCAGATCAATCTCAGCGAGGTCTCTCTGGTTGATGACCCTATGAACCCGCTCGCGAAGCTCAACTACGTCAAGAGCGCACGCGGCCTCTCAGGGATTATCGCCGACGAGATCAAGACGATTCGAGAATTCGAGGACTTCCTGCGGGATGCAGGGTTCTCGCGCGCCGCCGCCAAAGCGATCGCCGTTGGCGGCTTCAAGGCGCAACCGGAACCTCGGGATGAGGACGATGTTGGCGATCACATCCGCAAGCGCTTTGAGGCGCTTGCATCCATCCTGTCAAAATAAGGAGGCGTCCACATGGACCCGACCGAAATCAAGTCTGCGGTTGACGATGCCGTCAACCCGGTGATGAAGGCGTTCGAGGCATTCAAGTCCGCGAACGATGCCCGGCTTGCCGAGATTGAAAAGAAGGGCTCTGCTGATCCGATCCTCGACGATAATCTTCGCAAGATCGAGGAGAAACTTTCCGACTTCGAGGGGCTCAACCAGAAGATCACCCTGGCTGTTGGGCAGGCCAAGGCCGCGAAGGAAGCGAGCGATCGAATCGAAGTTGCGATGGCGCGCATTCCTGGCGGAGCCCGCAGTGAGGGCGCGGAGGTGAAGGCTCGCTCAAACGAGTGGCTGCGCGCGGTGATCGGCGCCTGCACCTTCGGCGTGCCGAATCTCAGCGCCGAGCAGCGCAAGTCGATCGAAGACGTCACGGCCGAATACAAGTCGCTCAACGTCGGAACCGACACTGCGGGCGGCTATCTCGCGCCGCTGGAGTATGTTCGCGAGATCATCAAGGCTGTTGTCGAGCAGAGCCCGGCGCGCGCGCTGGTCAATGTCCGCAGCACGGCGATGAAGTCGATCCAGATCCCGAAGCGCACCGGCACATTTTCTGCCGTGTGGGTTGCGGAGCAGGGCACGAAATCCGAAACGACCGGTCTGGCCTATGGCCTTGAGGAGCTGCCGCTCCACGAAGTCTACGCGCTAGTCGATATTTCGAACCAGATGCTCGAGGACGCGGCCTTCGACATGGAGGCGGAGCTTCGCAATGAGGCGTCGGAGCAGTTTGCCGTCGCGGAAGGCGCGGCCATCATCTCCGGTTCTGGCGTCGGCAAGCCCCAGGGTGTTCTGACGCACGCGAGTGTCGGAGAGGTTGTGTCCGGCCAAGCCACTGCGATCACGGCGGACGGCCTCTTTGGGCTGTTCTATGGTATCAAGACCGCCTATGCGCGCAACGGATCCTGGGGGCTGAACCGCTCGACGATTGCGGCCATCCGTAAGTTGAAGGACGGCGATGGCCAATATCTTTGGATGCCCGGTCTCGCAAACGGCGTTCCGAACACGATCAATGGCGCTTCCTACGTCGAGATGCCGGATATGCCGTCGATCGGCGCTGGAACGTATCCGGTCGTCTTCGGCGATTGGCGCCGGGCCTACACGCTGGTCGATCGTATCAGCATGGAGTTCCTGCGCGACCCCTACACGCAGGCGACATCGGGAAATGTGCGCTTCATCTTCCGCCGCCGCCAGGGCGGCCAGGTGACGCTCGCCGAGGCCATCAACAAGCTGAAGATCTCCACCTAACGGCGGCGGTCGCGGGTTGAGAGGGACTCCGGTCCCTCTCGCTTTTCCCTCTTTTCGATAAGGAGAGGCCACGATGGCTTCGAAGGACATTCATAACAACCTTGCCGTGAAGCGCGGGCTTTCGCCTGTCGCGGCGGGCACCGACAACACCCCCTACGTCTCCGAGATCGTCGACACCGCCGGCTACGAGGCGGTCGAGTTCGTTCTTCAGATCGGAACCAACACCGACGCGGACGCTACGTTCACTGTTCTCTTCGAGGATGGCGACGCGGCGAACCTGTCGGATCATGCGGCTGTTGACGATGCATTTCTGCTCGGCACGGAGGCTCTTGCGAGCTTCCAGTTTGATGACGACAACAAGTGCCGGAAGATCGGCTACAAGGGCAATAAGCGCTACTGCCGCGTGACTGTCACCCCTGCCAATAACGGCGCGGGCAACATCTACATGGCCGCTGTTTGGCTACTCGGCCATCCCCGCTCGGCTCCCACGGCCAACCCCCCTGCCTGATCGGCTGAG